GGAACCGGAGGCCGCGGAGCTCGGCCGATGGATCACGGATTCGGTAGATAGGCAGGGGTCCATGAGCCGATAGGCCGGCCTCGTGTCCCCCGGATCCGGCGTCCTGGCGCGGTGGCGTGGAGATCAGCGCGCACGAGGACGAGGTATCGATGATGGCCAACGCCGCCACGAATCCCGATGATTCCCTAGTCCGGCCGGACGAGGCCGCCAAGGTTCTAGCAGTCTCCAAGTCCGCGCTTTACCGCATGGTCGAACGTGGCGACGTGCGCGCCGTCCGGATCGGTCGAACCGTTCGGATTTGGCGCAGCTCCATCGATGAGCTGTTGACCAAGCCGAGCCGTTGATGAGCGGTGGATACCGTGTCCCCGCATGTGGGTATCCCGACGAATCTTGGGGATAAGTCCCGAACGGACCATGTGACAGCGGAGACGCATGGGACGCATGTTTCCCATACGTCCCAAGGGTCCGTGACACACGGTGGTAGGCTCGGACGGCGCCATCCGCCAGCGGCCGCCGAGCCTCCCCTACCACCGTTAAGCGAACGACAGCTATTCCGCGGGTACGGGGTGGAGGAATGAAGCTAGAGCCGGCCGGCCACCCTCTCCGGATCGGAGACGCGCTACGCGTCGGCCTGTTCGATACCGACGCCGGCCATTGTGTCGTCCTGGCGCTCTACGACCGCCAAATCGCGCTAGGCGCCGAGGTAGCGCGCGGCCTGGCGGAAGCGCTACGGCTAGCGGCCGACGATCTAGAGGCCATCCCGATGGATGACCGGATGGACCGCCTTACGTATGCGCGGGTGAACCGTGAAACCAGCTAGGCCGGGACCCGCGCCGGTCATGTCCACCCGCGCAGCTCCGGAGCGTACATGCACGGTTTGCGGCCTCGTGATCCGCTACGTTCCGTCGCGGTTCGCGTGGGTCCATGCAAAGGCCGGTGTAGATCACCCGCCCAGGCTCTATGGCCACGGGTGATCGGGTCCTAAAGCGCCAGGCCTGGCGACGGCTACGGCGGTGGATCCTGGCGCGCGATGGCTACCGCTGCCATTGGTGCGGTGGGATCGCCACGGAGGCCGATCACGTCGTAGCGCGGGCCAATGGAGGCGCCGTCCTAGACCCCGCTAACCTCGTGGCCGCGTGTGGCCGATGCAACCTCGCACGTGGTAGGGAGGTAGCGCGTCGACGTGCGGTAGGCCGAGGTTCGCGCACGTGGTAAAGGCGCTCACGCCAAAGGCCTTGGAGCTCGTGGCCGCTGCCATGGCACAGGCGTACGAGGATCACGACCGGGAGGCACACGGGGTGACGGAGGCGCTACCCGCGGATGCGTGCCTAGGGGACGTGGCCAGGCGGACCATGGCCTACCTCGTGGCGGTGGGGTGGGTCGTGTCCGCGCCACCGATCCGTGCGCCTGGCCGTACCGAACGGATCCAATGATGGGGTACCCAAAGGCGGTCCGATTGGCGGTGGTAGGGGTGATCGGCGTAACCGCTGCATACATGCTGCAAGCGGCCGCGCGCCGATTTGCACGCTTGCGCGTTGACAGCGTGGGCCCGAGCCGATCGGTTTTTAGAACGGACATGGCTTGTCGCAGAGGACGCCCGCCGTCTCTCTCCCCGAGGGGGCCGGGACCGGCCGGAAAGGCGACTAGAACGGACGTTCTATATGCGGACCTAGAGCTGTGGGCGCCGGAGACGCCGTGAGCGGGCCACCCGTTTTCGGAGAGGTGGTCCCGTGTCGCACGCGCGAGGACGTCCTACGCCGGGTCCGGGTGAACGCGGCCAGGCGGGAGGATGGCGACGAGCCGCTAGACCGGCCGGAGCGGATGATCGTTTGCGACGTGTGCTACGGAGCGGGATATGTCGACCGCCAAACCGCCGACCGATCCCCAAGCTAGCCAGGCCGCGCTATGGCCAGGCCGCGAACCGCGACGGAACCGCGATGCCGTGGAGCGGACGATCCGCGCGCTACGCGATGCCAAGCGCCTAGACGGGATAGACGCGGCCGTCATCGCGGCCGCGCGGTCGACGGCACGCGCGCTAGACCAGGCGGCCTCCCTCTCCCCCTACGTCGCGGCCACGGTGGCGCGCGTCCACCTAGAAGCCGTCCGACAGCTCACGGCCAACGCGCCGGCGGCCACCGATGAGCTCGGATCGGTCCTCCGCCTCATGCGCACCGAGGTACGCGACGCCGCGGACGGCTAAACGTCGCACGCTCGGACCCGAGGCCGGCCGCGTATCGGCCATGCTCGGAGCTCCGCCGCTGGCCTGGCAACAGCTCGTATACGACGTCGCGCTAGAGCTCGACCCCGCTACCGGCCTCCCGGCCTACCGTGAGGTTCGGGTGACGGTCCCGCGCCAGAACGGGAAAACGAGCCTCGTACTCGGCCTCATGTGCCACCGCTGCCTAGCGTGGGAACGTCCCCAACGCGTCCTATACACCGCGCAGGATCGCAACCACGCGCGGGAGAAATGGTCCGATAACGTGGAGACGCTAGACGCCTCTCCGCTCCGCCGGCTCTACACCGTCCGGCGGTCGAACGGATCCGAGCGGATCCGATGGCGGACCGGATCGGTGCACGGGATCACGGCCTCGGGCGAGAAGTCCGCGCACGGATTCACCCTAGACCTAGGCGTCATAGACGAAGCGTTCGCGCAACGGGATGACCGGCTCGTACAGGCGTTCCGGCCGGCCATGCTCACCCGCCGCGACGCGCAGCTATGGGTAGTGTCGACGGCCGGTACGGACGAATCGGCGTTCCTATGGGAACGGGTACAGGACGGCCGCGCCAGGGTAGAGGCGGACGAGCGGTCCGGGGTGGCCTATTTCGAATGGTCCGCGCCCGACGATCTAGACCACACGGACCCGGCCACGTGGCGCCTGGCCATGCCAGCGCTCGGCACGCTCGTAGACGAGGCCACGATAGCGGCCGATCTATCGTCCATGGACGAGGGGGAGTTTTCGCGCGCCTACCTAAACCGGTGGAGTCCCGGTGGCGTCCCCGTTTTCGACCTCTCCGCATGGGTCGCATGTCGGGACGATGGATCCAAGCCGGCGGCCACGGTGGCCTTTGGCGTCGACGTCTCCCCGGATCGGGATATGGCCTCCATCGCGGCCGCGTCGGGACGCCAGGACGGCCGGCTACATGTGGAGCTCGTGGAACGGCGTTCGGGTACCGATTGGATCCCGGCGCGCATGGCGGAGCTCGTGGAGCGCTGGCGGCCGGTCGGACTCGGGATCGATCCCGGCGCGCCGGCGGGGTCCCTCGTGACGGATCTAACGCAGCTCCGGCGCGTCCCGCCGCTCGTCCTCGTGTCCGGCCGGACCTACGGCCAGGCGTGCGGAGCGTTCTACGACGATGTAGTCACGCGCCGGATGGCGCACCGCGGCCAACCAGCGCTAGACGATGCCGTCGTAGCCGCGCGTCGACGGACGATAGGGGACGCGTGGGTATGGGCGCGCCAGTCCGGCGGCGTGGATCCGGCGCCGCTCATCGCGGCCACCCTGGCGCGGTGGGCCTACTCCACGGCGCCGCGCCAGTCCCCGGCTATCTACTAATCGGGACGGGTGGGACGGGTGGGACGCTAGGCGGCTTGTAATCCCGCTACCCGGAGGTAGCTTGTAGTCCCGTGGGATGGGTCGACGAGCTCCGGACATGGCTTGGCGGGGACTCCATGGCCACCCGTGCGGAATCCGCCGATCCTCCCTCTAACGTGGAACGCGCCATCGCGCGCGTGATCGCCCAACGCTCCGCGGATTTCACCCTCGCGGACGCCTTGTCCCTCCCACCGGTGGCGCGCGCGGTCGACCTCTTGTGTAGCCACGCGGCCACCCTGGCCGTGATCGCCTACCGCGATGGCGAACCGCTGACCGAACAGCCACGGGTAGTCACAAGGCCGGAGGCCTACTACCGGCGCTACGACACGGTGTACGCCACGACCTATTCCCTCGTGACGGAGGGGGACGCGTTTTGGCGGATCACGTCGCGCGACTACGACGGCTGGCCGACCGGATTCCGGGTGGTCCCGGTGTCCGAGGTTCGGACCCGATGGGACCGCTACGGCGCCGGCGCGCTGTACGGGATCGGCGCCGACGAGGATCTACCGGCGCGTGAGCTCGTCCACATCATCAAAGGCCGCCAGCCTGGCGAGGTTCGCGGTACGTCTCCGCTCCGCGCGGTCCTCCCGCGCCTGGCCGTGATCGCGGCCGCGGAGGCGTTCGCGTCGGCCTATTTCGAATCCGGAGGGATCCCCGAGGTAGTCCTAAAGTCCATCCCGGAGCTCACGCGGGACGAGGCCGTGCAGCTCCGCGACCAGTACCGCCTAGCGGACCCCGACAATCCCGGAGCTCCGCAGCCTATCCGCGTCGTGTCCGGTGGCGTGGACCTCGTATTCCCGAACGTGGATCCGGCCTCGTCGCAGCTCCAAGAGACGCGCAGCTACGCGGCCACGGAGGTAGCGCGGGCGCTCGGGATCCCCGGTCCGCTGATGCTCATCGAAACGTCCGGATCCACGATCACCTATGCCAATGCCCAAGCCGCGCTGACGGAGCTCTATCGGGAAACGCTCTACCCGTCGTACTTGGACTCCATCGAATCGGCGTGGTCCGATCTTGTCCCCGCTACCCAAGCTGTCCGGTTTGAGCTCCGGGAGCTATTGGTAGCCGATATCCAAACGCGTTCGGCCGTGTACTCGCAGTACATCGCGGATGGCGTGCTATCCGCGCCCGAAGTCCGAGCCTTGGAAGGCTGGCCGCGCGCACCGATTACCGAGTCCCCGCGGTACACCGCTACACCGGGACCCCGCCCGGTCCGTGAAGTGTCGGAGGTTACGTAACGTGTCGACCCCTGCCAAGCTCCATCGCCGGGAGGCGCCGGCCGCCGGCGTCATGACCCGGCCGTCCTCGGAGGCCGTGTCCGTCCGGTCCGAGGATCAGCGCCTCGTAGATATCCGGATCATGCCGTGGGACCTCATCGCGGAGACGCAAGAGGGACCCGAATCATTCACCCGCGGAGCGTTCGCGGGGACCGATCCCTCGCGGGTGACAATCGAGGCCGGCCGCCATGGCGGACCGCTCGTCGGCCGCGGCCAGGCTATCGAGGAACGAGAGGACGCGGCCTACCTCACGGCTCGCATCGCGCCGACGCCGGCCGGGGACGAGCTTTTGATCCTCGCGCGCGAGGGGGTCTACCGGGACGCATCGGTGGCGTTCCTCCCGCGGACGCACAAGCGCGGCCGGCGTGGATCGATCACCCGCACCGGGGTCGACCTCCGGCGGGTGGCCATCCTAGAGCGTGGCGCCTACCCTGGCGCCGAAGTCCTCGCGGTGCGCGAGAGTCCCGCGCCCGATCCGGATCCGGATCCCGAGCCGGAGCCGACGCCGGAGCCGGAGCCGACGCCGGAGCTCCGCCAAGCGCTGATCCAAATCCGGTCCGAAATCGCGTCCCTCCGCTCCGGCGTGGCCTCGGCCGGCCGGGGACCGTCGCGGTTCGCGGCCTACCCGACGCTCGGCCACGCGTGCGTGGCGGCGTTCTCGGATCCGCTCTTGGCGCGTGCGCTCGTGGACGAGATCACGACGGACAATCCCGGCCTTGTGCCGCCGGCGTGGCTGTCCGAGATCCGCGGCATCGCGCCGGCCAGGCGGCCGGCCGTTACCGCGTTCGGCGGTCCGGCGCCTCTCCCCGATACCGGGATGGCGTTTAACTGGCCGGTCCTCACGGCCGGAAACTTTAAGACCGCCGTCGCCAAACAGGCCACGGAAAAGGCGCCGATCCATTCGGAAAAGATCAGCTTTGGATCCGGTGGCGCGTCCATCGAAAGCTACGGATTCGGCCATGACGTGAGCTATCAGCTCATCCTCCGCTCGGATCCGTCCTACATCGCGGCCGCCAATCGGCTTTTGCTCGCATCGTTTTTCTACTACCAGGACGCGGCATTCGTTACCGCCTTGGACGCGGCCACCGGGACCGGCCACGTGGTTTGGGATCCGGCCGCCTCGGACCCGCAGGGGTCCGCGCTAAAGGCCGCGCTGTTTGAGGCCTCCCTAGAAGTCCAGACCGCCACCGGAGCTCCGGCCTCGTTCGGCCTGGCGGCCTCGGATATCTTCGGACAGCTCGGCGGATCGCCGGCGCTGCAGCCACCGGCCTACGGCACACAGAACGTGGCCGGGACCGCGCAAGCGTCCACCCTCCGGGTGAACGTGTCCGGCTTGGAGATCTACCACGATCCATTCATGGCCGCGGGTACGTTCCTCGTGTCGAACGAGGAAGCCGCGCGCTACCACGCGCAGGGTCCCATGTTCGTGACGGCCGAGGACGTCGAAAAGCTCGGCCGAAATGAAGCGATCTGGGGCATGGGCGCTACCGCGGTCTATATCCCCGGTGGCCTCGTCTACCTCTCAGCTACGGCGCCGGTGGCCGCGCGCAGCTCGGCCAAGTCCTAAGCGCCATGGAATACGCCACCGTGGCGGACCTAGAGGCGTACCTAGGGACGGTCGACCCCGACCGCGCCACGGTGGCTATCCAAGCCGCCTCGGACTACATCGATGGGCGCACCGGCGGAGGCTTTACGGATCCTCCGCCGGCCGGCGTCCATTGGGCCGCCGTGATCGTCGGATGCCGGTTCTATCGGGATCCCGAACAGCCATGGGGAACGTTCGCGGGGATCGGGGAGGTACCCGTGTACATGAAGTACTCCCCAACGGACATCGATCTACTGCTACTCGGCCATCGAACGTCGTTCGGGATCGCATGAGCGGGCCACGCTCGGAGCTCGGGAGCCTCTTACGCGCGGCCGCGCCGGCCGGCGTGAACGTCTACGACGAGCCACCGCGGCAGCTCGTCCCGCCGGCGCTCGTCGTGAAGCCTGGCGTGCCATACCGGCGTCCCCAAGCCGGATGCACGGACGACTACTACCGCCTAGACGTGTGGGCCATGGTCGGACGGGAACTGAAAACGCCGGCGGAGGCGTTGGACGGCCTTATCGCGCTGGTCTCGGGGACCGTCCAAACATGGCCGGAGGGATCGTGGCTCGGCGCCTCGGGGTCCCTCGTCCATGAGGAAACGGCCGGCGTAAAAGTCCTCGCGGCCATATGCGAGGTAGGGGTCCGGACATGACCGATCAGCGGCCGGGATACCACGTGGAGGGGATCCCCCAAGTCCGGCGCGCGTTCGACAAGCTCGGAGACGAGGCGGCCAGGCTAGAGAAGCCGCACCGCGCGTTGGTAGATATCGGGATCCGAACGGCCGTCCAAAACGCGCCGGTACTGACGGGACGTCTCCGCGGATCCATCGAAGGCCGAGCCGACGATACCGGCGCCTACGTCCTCACGGAGATTCCATACGCGCCGTTTCCCGAGTACGGGACCCGCTACATCCTGGCGCACCGCTACATGACCCGCGGCTACGAGGCCATGGAGCGGGCGGCCGAACCGACCTACGAGCAACACGTAGCCAAGGCCATTGGGTCCGCCGAACGGACCACCTAGGGAGGATCCCGCGATGGGCGCACCGCTGTTCATTAAGGAAGCGCTAGTACAGCTCCACGCAGGATCCGCCGTCGTGGGTCCGTGCCATATCTCGTCGTTCGCTATCAACGCGGTTCCGGGTGACACAAAGGAACAGGCCACGATTTGTGGCGTCCAAATCCAGCGCGCCGCGACCACCTATACGCTCGACCTCTCCGGGATCCAAGATTGGGCCGCCACCGATGGCGTGTCCGCGTTCCTTTGGGACCACGAGGGGGAGGACGTCGACTATTACGCGGCCGCCTACGGTCCCGCCGATCCGACCGCGGATACGCCGGCCTTTACGGGCCAAATCCGGTGCATGGCCGGTCCCTATGGCGGGGAGGCCGACGAGTACGCCATGTACGAGCTGTCGGATATCCCGTGCGTCGACAAGCCGACGAAGGTAACAGCGGCCGCCGGCGTGCCGGTTTGGGTCACGGGTGGCACGGCGTTCCGCGCGGAGGACGAGGCCGAGGACGTCGCGGCATGAGGCGGGACCTCCGCGGCGTGAAGCCGCCGGAGTCCGTGATCGTCGGCCGCGGGATCTTTAACGCGCTGACGTCGGCCGAGTTTGTCCGCATGTGCCGACAGCTCGACATCGCGCCACGCGAGGTAGGCCGGTTCGTAGCCGAACCCACGTGGGAGCTCACGGAGGCATTCCGCATCGCGGCGTGGTTGATCGTGAAACGCGACGAGCCGGACCTAACGTATGAGGACACCGAATCATGGCGGGTGGAGGTAGAGGCGGACGAGCCACCGGAGGCGGTCGACGTGTCGCTACCGGAAGCGGAGCCGGAGACGGGTGGGATCGATGGCTCGTCGACGTCGCACGCGCCACCGGCCGCAGCCTAGAGGAAGTCCGAGCCATGACGGTAGCCGAGGTTACGGCGTGGCT